ACGTAGCCTGAGGTTCCGCTGCCGCTGATGCCGCCGCCGCCGCCGCCACTCCCGAGGTTTGCTACTGCTTTGAGGCCCATGTCAAAATCCCTCGCCTGGGATTGCGTGGAGCGACCCGCCTGCGGCGGAGCCGATGAACGCGAAGAACTGGTAGTTACGCGGCTTCGTGATGACGCACTTCATGCCAGGCATGATCGTGTAGTCTGCACTGAGGTCTGCTGTGACCGCGTTCGTCTCGCCGAAGCGCACCGAGGCGCGCACCGTCGTCGAGAGGTTCGTGAACTCGACCGCGTTCGCGTTGTTCGGGAACGACTGGACCGCGCTTGCGACGCCTGGGACGACGGTGACGCCCTTGCCGTAGTCGGGTGCGAATGGCTGGGTGTAGTAGCTCATGGACGTGCCTCAGACGAAGTAGGTTGCGACGGTATAGCGGACAGATTGATTCGCCGGTTGCGTGAACGTAGGCGAGCCAGTCTTCTGGAAGATGGACCGGAAGTTGGCGCCAGCCTTTTGAATCAGGAGGTTCCAGCCGTCGCCGATCGGCGTACCTGCGACGAGGTTGTTCACTGGCGTGACGTACGCGGGGAAGTTGTCGAAGTAGTCCGTCGACGACGTGAAGGTGAGCGTCGACGCCGCTGCGGTCGTGATCGTGATCTCTAGCGTCACCTGATTGCCCGTGCGCTGGTAGCGCCCTGCGAACGTGACGGCTCCGACGACGCCCGCACCGTTGTAGACCGGCGTGAAGGTGCCCTCCTGATAGGCGTCGAGCACGTTCGGGTCGACGCTCGTCGGGGTCGACGCGAGCTTGATGCCCTGCGCGAATTGCGAGGCGTCGAAGACGGTGCCTGGCGCTTCGAGCGATGTGTCTCCGATCGCCGAAATCTTCAGCTTGGCGGTCGACGTCCCCGCCGTGGTCGTCGAGAGCGTGAGCGACGAGTTACGCGCAGCCGCCCAGTTGCTCGTCGCGTCGACCTGGATGCGCCCGGCATCGAAGAAGGCCGTGCCGTCGTAGGCCCGCGAGGTGAAGACGCCGAGGCTGTCGCCGCTGAGCACCGCAGCGGGAACCAGGAGCGTGCCGCGCGCAATGGACGCGCGAAAGCCTGCGGTGCCGGTGACGCCATCGGTGTAGTTGACGGCCTCGACGGTCACCGTGCGAGGCACCGTGCTCAGCGTGTTGCAGACCGTCAGCGTGGCGTCTGCGTCGCCGATGAGGTTGAACTGACTTCCGTGCACCGCGAGCCTCTGCCCTACGATGGGTGCGCCGCCGACTGCGGCCTCAGTGCCGTTGTCGCGCACGATTGAGTTGCCGAGCGTTGACGGCGCCGTCCACTTCGAGAGGTAGTTGACGGTTCCCGAGCCGACGCTGGTCGGCTTAGAGATCGTGTACCAGGCGACGGAAAGCGCGTCGTAGCGCAGCGTGAGCGAGCCGCCAGCCTGGATGCCAGCTGGCGCGCCGTTCAGCGCCGTCGCGCCGTTAAGCGTGAACGTCAGCGCGGTGACCTCTTGCGAGGTGTAGAGGATGATCTCTTGACCGTCGGCGATGCTCGCAGCGGCAGGCAGGACGATCGTGCCCGTCGCCATCGTGCCCGTCGGCGTGAGCAGCACGAAGAGCGAGTTCGCGCCGGTCGGCAGCGTGAGCGTGAAGCCGGAGAGCGTCGGCGACGCGGTGACGCGCTGGAAGTCGGGCGACATCCATGCCTGCTCGATGTACGTGAGCAGCGTCGAGAGCGACGCCTTGCGCGCGTCGCCGTTGCTTGCAGAGTACACCGGAATCTGATCGGACCCCGTGAGCTGATTCAGTGAAGCGAGCTGGTTAATGGTCGGCATGTCGAGTCCTTATTCGTAGTCGATCGGCGCGTCGTTGCCCGCGAGAAGCGGCTCTACGGGTGGCGGAAGGAACGGGTCGCCCTGCCACGTCCACGGCTTGTTGCCTGCGCCTGCGGGCATCGTGCGCGGGAACCGCTGCTCCTGCGGCATCGCAGCGCGCACTAGGATCGTGTTGTACGCCTCGCGCGCGGTGGCCATCGTCGCGGGCAGCACTTGCTTGCCGTAGCTCGGGGCGATGCGGCACGCGAGGTTGCAGACGATTGCCTCGTTCGCGCGGTCAGGCACGGCAGTCTGCGAGTCGAGGTCGCTCTGCTGAGGCGAGAGCGGAAGCGGGTAGCCGAGGCGAATGCCGCGCTCGTTCCACTCGGCCATCATGCCGTCGAGACGACGCAGCGCCGTCTGGAGGTCTTGCGGGGTCGAGTTGAACACGTAGTCGGCGAGGCCGATCTCGGTCAACGCTGCTTCGATGTACTGCCGCTTCGTGTAGCCCATAGGTTAGCCCTTCAGCGCTTCGTCGATGCGCTCTGCAAGCGTCTTGTCGCTCCAGCGCTTATCGACCTTGATGCCGAGCTCGACGGCCTTGCGCTCCATCTCGTCGCGCGTCGGTGGCGCGTTGTCGTCGCTCACGTCATCCGAGGTCACGTCGAGCGCGGGCGCGTCAGCAGCGGCGACGGACACGGCAGGCTGAGCGGGCTTCGGCGCAAGTGCGTCGGCCTTGCTCGTGCACCAGCCTTCGGCAACGCGCTTTGCGACGAGGTGCGGGGCCTCGTTGCGGTACTCGAGCCCGTGCTTGGTCTTGCGGTAGACGAGGGGCATTTCACTTCCCCTTCTTCGCGGCCTTCGCCTTGCGCGCCGTCGAAAGCGCGATCGCGACGGCTTGCTTCTGCGGCATCCCGGCCTTCATTTCCGTCTTAATGTTCTTCGAGACGGAGCCCTTCGAGTATCCCTTGGTCAGCGGCATGGCGGCATCCTAGCACGACGCAAGAAAAAAGAAGGGGCGACCGAAGCCGCCCCAACTTTTCTCGCTCAGCGATTGCTCACTGGTCGAAGAGCAGGATGCCCGCCATCTCTGGGTTCAGCAGCGCCGTGCCGAAGAGCACGTCGACGCGGTAGTTCGTGAGGCTCGTCGAGATGGCGAATTGCTTCTGCATGACGACCTCGATGCCCTGGTCGGTCGACGCACGCATGACCGCGACGCCGGCGTTCTCGGGGATCGCGAGGCGACCAGGGAGAAGCTCGATCGCCGACTTGTGCCAGAAGCAGTTGTAGTCGGCGGTCGTGGTGTTGAGGAAGGTGATCGCGGCAGCCGCGAGGCCGACGCCAGCGCGCTCGCAGTTCTTGTACTGAAGCTCGGCTTCGGTCGGCAAGTTGTCGGCGCTGATGATCGGCGGCGTGATGACAACCGTGTTCGCAGCGCCAACGCTGACGACGCGGAACGTCTTCGGCTGGCCGGTCGGCTGCTTCGTGATGAGGTGCACCGCCTCGATGCCGTCGATGGTGAAGGCGTCGCCCGCCACCACGCCGACGTTGCTCGAAAGCGTGATCGTCTGGAAGCGGTTGTCGACGTTGAGAATGCCAGCGACGCCGGTGTTCGTCGCGAGCGGAACGTAGTTGACGTTGCCGCCAGCGTTGAGCGTGTTGACGGTGAGAGCGCCGCCAGCGTAGGCCGTCTTGCGGAGCGCGTAGTCCTGCTTGTACGTCTCGAAGCTCGACACCATGCCGACGTAAGCGCGCTCAAACGCCTTGTCGGAGCGGTTGTTCGCGCCGAAAGAGCGCGTCGTGCCGACGACGTTGCCCGCGAGGCCGTTGTAGCTGCGCGAGGAGAGCGAGAGGTAGCGCGAATCGCCTGGGACGCCGGTCTCATTCATGAGCGAGTCGCAGAGCGCGATGTCGTCGAACGAGCCCGCCGGGGTGCCGGTCGTGACGACGAGCGAGCCGAGAGCGGTCGCCGTCTGCATCACCGCGACGTTGATGTCGGAGGCGAGCTTCTGGTTCGCGCCCTGAGCGAGACGGCCCTCTTGAAGCGCGTCGCGAAGCTCGGTCGAGGTCATGCCCCAGGCGACGGTCTTGAGGTTCGTGATGCTCGCCGGGACGGTGAGCTGCGTCTTGTCCGAGAACGTGACCGGGGTGCCGGGGACGCTCGTCACGCTCGGCATGATGTACGGCTGCGGACGCCAGACCGTTCCGTAGTTCGGCGAGACGCTCGTCGGCATCGCGGTCGTGCGGGCCGCGTCGGTCTGGTTGTAGTTGTAGACGTTCACGTTGCGGCTCATCACGAGCGCATCGTTGAAGCCTTCGAGGAGTTGATCGAAGGCGACCTTTTCTTCTTTGCTGAATGCGTTTGCCATTGTCGTATTTCCTAAACTTTACTTCGTCTGCGCTCGGAGTTTCGCTTTATAGGCGATCACCTTGGTGCGATCGCCGGTCTTGTCGGCCTCGTCGTACAGACGTTCGAGAACTTGGTCATGAGAGCCGCCCGCGAGGCGAGTCGTCGACTTGACGATGACCTCGGGAGCAGCGGCGGGTTTGCGTGGGTTCACTTTCAGCTGAGTCTCCAACTTGGCGACCGCGAAGGCGAACTTCACGGGGTCTGCGATGGCCGCAAGCTCCTTGAGCTTGGCGGGGTCTTTGCCGATGGCGTAGGTGACGAGTGCAGGGTTCTCCGCGCCTGAAACGATGATGCCTTGCTGCGTGACGTTGAGCGACTCGGTGACGCTTGCTTCGGCGTCCTCGTAGTCGCGCACGCGGAGGGAGGCTTTCGCCTTCCCGTAGGCGTCAAGGCGCGCTTGCCATGCCTGTTTCTGCTGCTCCTCGGATTGCTTCTGCTTTGCGGCGTGCTCGTCAGCCTGCCGCTTCCGCTCGAACCATCCTGCAAGGGCAACCTCGAACTTCTCGGCGTCGTAGTCGTGGTCTTCGAGCTTGGGTTTCGCGCCGACCGCAGGCGGTTGGTTCTCGGCCTGCTGCGGCGTCTGTACCTTGGCTCGAAGCTCGCGCACTTCGCGCTGAAGCTCTCGCTCTCGTCGCCGAAGTTCGCGCACCCATGCGGGCGCCGATTGCTTCGGCTCCTCGGCCTGCACTGGCTTGTCGCCGATGCTGACCTCGACCTCATCGTCGATCGCGTCTTCGTCTGCCGCTGCGGCCTCCGGCGTAGTCTCGTCG